TCGAAGAGGCAAAGAAAAGACTTGAAGGGAGCGGCGATGAGTGAAATTTATATCGAAGGTAGATTTAAAATGCCAGTTGTTAATACTGACGAATTTGGCTATGACGAAGAAGAAGTTAAAAAGTTTGACTGGGAAGATTTTGCAAAAGATGAATTCTGGAACAGTTGTGATGATATGGGCGAACTAGAAGATAAGTATGACATTACTTTTCATAAGGTCCAAGCCCAGCTCACGATTCCTAAAAGCATTGCGGATGAAATTGATAAGTTTGCTCATACTAACTGGGCTAATTGGCAATTCTATTTCTATTCAGATGAAATGAGCAAAGAGCTTATTGATTGGTTTGACAATGGTGATTCTGAGTTTACAAACTCTAAGATAGCTATGGTTTACCTCAACCCGCTTACTCGTGATTTAGTGAAAGTGAGGGTGGGATGACAGCGGAGGAAATCGTGCAGAACTACCAAATTAAGTTGATGAAAATCATATTCAAAGAAATTGATAGCCTGATGACAAAAACAGAAAATGCGGATATTAAAGCACATAAACTTGCTGAAAATGGGTACTCTGTCAGAACATCTGCGTATTGGAAATCAGTAGGGAATGCAGAGTTCTACATTAAAGAAACTTACCAAAAGTTGAGTGCTTTAGCAGAAATGGATAGACTTTTCCGCTGGTCGGAACGCCTGCACCAAGAACAATTAAAATTTATAGAAAAGTATCCAAGAGTTATGGAGAAATACCGACAAACTAATATCGCTGGTCAATGAATGGTGGGGAGGGATTGAATGACAGTAGATATCTTTATAAGTTATGAAGTACATTGTGATAGCTGTAATGGTGGAACACAACCACTTAGAAAATATGACCGAACGGAAGTGGGAAAAATTTCTAATAAACAGATGGCTATTAAATATTGGCAAAATCAAGGATGGATTTTTGGAAATGGAAGTTTTTGTCCAGATTGTTATAAGAGAATAGAAGGAGAGCTAAGTAAATGAAACTTTTGTGTAAGCTGTTCGGGCATAAGTGGATTTATTATGACCTACACAAACGCTGCAAATGGTGTGATGAAAGAGTTTGGTTTATTAGAGACATTGAATTAATAAAAGGACTCAAAAAAACTCAAGAAGCATTTAGAGCATTCGGTATATCATGCAAAGAATTATCTTTCAACCGCTCAGACCTTGACGAGTCAGAGAACGTGCGAGGGGAGGAATGATGTATAAGAAAGCAACAATATTTATTATATGTATGATTATTGGGATGGCAATCTATGTTGTTATGGATTACTTTATTCAAAATGCTACACCATTTAGATGGATTGTTATTATTGCAACTTCTGCATGGTTTGCTTATTCATCAGAATTTGAGGAGAATCACAATGACAGAAGCTGAAAAATGGCTTGATAAACATATGGATTGAGGTGGAGATGAAAAAATTTAGATTAATAAGTAACAAGCTTTTGTTGATTGATGAACATTCTCACTCAAAATTTGTTGAGGTTCAAGCTAATAGCTATGCTGATATTATCCAAGAAATTGAAAGTAATGCAGGTTGGGTGACTACCAGGGACTGTGCTTTCAAAGTTGCCTATATCGAGGAGGTTGTGGAATGAATGCAAAAAAAAGCCCAAATCATAGATAAGGGCTTCGGGGGATTAACAAAAATTAACGTGAGGATGTGTCCATGCAAGATAAACAAGGTCTAACCTGGAGTGATGGATATATTTCTTTAACATATTCCATGGCATCAAGGTCATTTTCAAATTGTTTATTAATAAGATACGAATCAGTGACTGTCGGACGATTGGGGCAAGCACCTTTGTGTACTTCATGATAACCGCTAAAGTCGCCAGTTTTATTTACAACATAACTCATGATTAAATCCTCCTTCAAATAGTTATATTCTATTATTTTAAAAC